GCAATCTGATTATTGATGTTGGCCGGCGCACCGTTATCGTATAGTTTGATTGCGACTTCTCGACTTCCGGCGTCGCCCTGCTTTGCCACCACGCGAGGGCATGGATCCCGGGAGGACATATCAAGGTTAATTGTTTGTGTATTATACATCTTATTGCCTCCTTTTCCACAGATCAGCAATTGTACTGTCCAGCCCGCGCTTTGACTCGCCCAAATCAATTGCGGTATAGCGCTCCGCTAGCACGTCAAACTCAGTCCGGACAACTTTGGCCTTGGCAGAGATCCCAAGTCCCGCATGCCAGATTGTGACTGTATCACACAAGCTTACGTGCTCTAGCGGCGCAATGCTTCTGTACTCCAACGTCTGCCAGAGTGGGACGAATGACGCTTGCAACGATACAATCGGGCTTACGACTTTGTTGGCGCTTAAATAAGCGCTTGCTCGACTGCGCAATTGATCAATTGTGGGAGGCTGCTCAAAATCGCCACTTAAATCCAGCGGGATTGTCCGCCCATAATTCGCGCTTCCGGGAGT